ACGGGGGCAAGTATTGTGACAACTGTAATTGATCGTAACGGTTCAGACATTGCAGAGGTTACAACAACATCACACACCACTCCAGCAAGCGGAATAACAACTATTTTGATACCTGATACAACTACCGATAATTGGGCAATCGGTGTTTACAGTATTCAAAGTAAATGTACGTTGGCAGATGGTACGGAGGGTGTAATAGATGATTCATGGGTTAATGTGAGGTATGCCAACTAGTAGTAACCAAAAGAAATTTGGGGCAACGGCAAATCAAAAAGGGTTTGCTAACACGGCAGACCAACGCACTTTTGCCAATACTGTTGTAGCTAGTACTGTTGGGACATTGATACCACAGATACCAGATGGAATTAGAATCATTCAAAGCGGTGGTTATAGAGTTGTTCAAAGTGGGGAATATAGAATAATCAATGGCTAGTTTTAAGATAACAGATTTAACCGAGTTAGCAGGTGGTAGCGTTAATGATTCTGACGTTCTGGAGATTGTTGACTTGGATGCGGATCAGAGCAAAAAAGTAACGATTGCTAGTCTGAAAACTGTTTTTAGTGGCGGCGGTGTTTCTGAGGGGTCATCCTACACGGGTGGCACTTCAAACGGCATCATGTTTAATGATGGGGATACGTTTGCGACAAGTTCAAATTTCGTGTTTGATGGTGAAACATTAACGCACACCTTAACAAACGGTCAAACAGAGGACGCATTCCAGATAAACTCTTTTGGTAATACGGGAGGTGATTTGGCAAGAATAATGTCGAATGGAAATATTGTACTTAATGGTGATACTGCAACGGATAGTACTGTTATAGATATAACAAGTCCTTCAAGTGATTTTGTTATTCGCCACGGTGTGAAGGTAACATCCACAGGTAACAGTAATAGTGCATACTACGCATTTTACGCAAATGTCACAGGGACAACTCCTTACAGTTTTTACGCAGCAAGTGGTAGAGCTTTTATTAATGGAACTCTGGATTTAAATTATAATTCATTGTTAAATGTTGGCAATACAAAATTTATAGGAGTACCAAGTACGCAATACGGCAATCTTTTGGTATCTGACGAAAGTGATTTCTCTGCTGGTAGCGGAGGGCAGTTAGTATTTGGTGGTAATCCAGTTGGTCAAACGGGATATAGAGCAGCCTACGGTATTATTAAGGGAGTAAAGGAAAATAGCACATATAACAACAACCTTGGGGGATTAGCTTTTTACACTAATAATCAAGCGTCTGGATACTTGCCTTTGTTGTCAACTTTGACCGAAAGAATGAGAATCAACTCAGATGGCAACGTAGGCATAGGAGCAACAAGTCCATCAGCTAAACTTCACACTAGCCTATCAACAGACATAGTAGGAAATAGACTTGATTTAAGCAACGGACAAACTGCTGACGCATTCCAAATAAACTCTTTTGGTAATACGGGAGGGGATTTACTCCACATTACATCAAGTGGGAAATTCGTAAACGCTGATATAATTCGGACAAGTTACGATGGGACTACAACCACTCCAGCAATTCAGATTGGAGACAGTGAAGTAGGGTTAAATGGACTTGGTTATGATTCAGCTAACGGCATAAGAATTATTACTGGAGGCAATCAATCACAAATCTTGAATAAGAGCCAAATTAGGTTCAAATATTGGGCAGGGGGTGCGTCACCTGCTATTGGTATTTATGCAACAGACGCTGTTGGAACTACAAATGGTAGAGGGTCTAGTTTAGTGTTATCAGGTGGGCGAAGTACAGGAAACGCTAATGGGGGGGATATTATATTCAAGTCATCTTTATCAGGCGTATCAGGCACATCTCTAAATAGTCTTGTTGAAGTTGCAAGAATAACAAATTCAGGAAGCGTAGGCATAGGAGCAACAAGCATAGATGCTAGTGCAAAGTTTCAAATTGATAGTACTACACAGGGTGCATTGTTACCACGAATGACCACAACACAAAGAGATGCAATTTCAAGCCCTGCAACGGGTTTATTAATATTTAACACAACAACCAAGAAGCTAGATTATTATTCTGGCACGGCTTGGGGACAAGTATAGAAAAATGATAGAATTTTTAGCAACAGTAAAAACAAAAAGCGATGTCTTAGTAGATGCGAAGACTGGCGAACAAGCTATCCTACACAATGGGATATTCAATGCAACTTACACCGATAGCGGATTGATCGTAAAGGGTGCATATTACTATTTGGTTCTTGCAAAAGATGAGAATGGCGATGTAATCCAAGACGAGGATGGTAACGACACATACACTCAGGTCATATTGAATTGGAATAGCAGCAAGTCTTTATCATGGGCAGAGGTCAATGCTCTTTATGCAACATTAGATATTAACTATCCAACTGACCCAACACAAGAAGATATAGTTAAAGCTAATTTAACGGCTGGCTTGCTTTATTTAACTCAGCAAGATGCACAATATGGTACAACTGCAAATGATTGGGAAGTATGATTAAGACTACGGATAAGCAAAAAAAGACTTTAAGAGGGCTAGAAAAACAACTAGCAGAACTGCAAGCGAAAGCCAACCAGATAAACGGTGTACGATCTGCGTACATTACCGCAATACTAGAGGGTGTAGATGTCGATTCGGATAAAGAGTACGAATTAGACAATCAGTACAATCTAGTGGAGAAAGAAGAAGAAATAGAGTAATGAAGATACTAGGGCTAGAAATAACGAGAGCAGAAAAAAGGCAAGCAAGCCAACTCAATCCATATTACAATAGTTTTTATGGATATGGGTTTGGTACGTCAAGTGTCGATATTGATTCAGTCAGCGGCATAGCAAGCTGGAACAGATGCTCACAGATTCTAGCTGGTACTATTTCAGGACTACCAAAACACTTGGTTGAGACAACCGAAAACGATAGAAAGACAATCTACGATAACCCTAGTGTGCCTTTGATTACTGACATGGCTAATCAGAACATGAATAGCTACAACTGGCACGAGTACATGATGCAGTCGGTAATTAATTACGGCAACGGGTACAGTCTAATAAGAAGAAATGCACAATATCAACCTATTGGACTTTCCATAGTACACCCAGATAACGTAACAGTATACGTGTATGATGATGCGGTAGTTTATGAGGTGCAATATCAAGAAAAAGGTACTATCAAGGTACTTTATGAAGATATGTATCACATTAAAGGGCTAAGTCACAATGGATATGTGGGTATTAACCCAATTCAAGCCTACAAAAACCAACTTGGGGCTACTATATCGGCTCAGAAATACGGCAAAAATAGCTATGATAAAGGGTTTTTAAGTAGTGGATATTTGGAGTTGGAAGGCAGTTTGAACGAGGAAACTAAGCGAAATCTGCGAGAAAATTGGGCAAATGTTAGTTTGGGCGCTGACAATATGGGGACTCCAGTACTTGACAAAGGTCAAAAATACGTGCCATTAAAAATGAACCACCAGGATGCTCAATACCTGGATGATAGAAAGTTTCAAAAAGCGGAAATAGCTACAATGTTAGGCGTACCGACTCACTTAGTGAATGAGATGGGTGATGCAAAGTATAACAACGTGGAGAATACCAACACTCAATTTGTTCAGTATACAATAATGAACTATGTACACAAGTTCGAGGAAGAAAATAAAAAGTTACTGCGAGAGGATCAGCGCATGAGATACAAATGGCGTTATGACGTTAATGGATTGATGCGAGGTGACATGGCTGCACGTGGTGAGTTCTACGCAAAAGGCATCCAAAACAGTTGGTTGAAGCCTAGCGAAGCGAGAAACTTTGAAGATTTACAAGGTGGTATTGATGACTACCTATTGAGTATAAACAACCAAGTACCTTTTAACGAAAGAGACGATTATAAACCTAATAATGGAGGGGGAAATGAGTAATACAGAAAAAAGAGCTTTTGAAAGCTCAATAGAAATACGAATGAACGAGGATGGCACGGAAAGCCGTACAATTACTGGCTATGGTGCCGTGTTCAACAAATGGTCTAGTAATTTAGGCTGGTTTAGAGAAAAAATGGAACGTACTGCATTTGATAACGTAGATATGTCAGGTGTGATTGCGACATTCAACCATGACTTTAACAACGTGCTGGCACGAGCAGATTCTGATACTTTGCGGTTATCGGTTGACGATTATGGGCTACGATATGAGTTTGAAGCACCTAATACAACGGCTGGCAATGACTTGTTAGAAAATGTGCGAGTTGGCAATGTAAAGGGGTCTAGTTTCATGTTCACGGTATCAGAAAGCGGCACGGAATGGAGAAAGGGCGAAGATGGAATGGATGAGCGTACCATTAAGCAAGTTGAACGACTTATTGAGTTAGGACCAGTAACAGTTCCAGCCTACCCAGATACAACGGTAGCAAAAAGAGATTTAGAATCAGCAAAAGAAGCTGAGAAGAAAGAAGATATGCGGTCTGTAACTGATACAGAGCGCAAATACAAACAATTAAGAGCGAAAATTTAAATGAAAAATTCAAAACAACTACGTGAGGAGCGATCTACAGTAGATTCTCAGATCACGGAATTACGCAAAAAATACGAAGGTTCAGAGATGACCGAGGCAGATGCAACGGAATTTGATGGCCTAGTAGAGCGTATGGAGACACTTTCTGATGACATTGAAAAGGCAGAAAAGAGAGAAGCAGCAATTAAAGATGTTGCAAGCCGCCAAGGTCAAAACTTTAACCCAGCACAAGGAGTTCAAGAAACTAGCAAAGATGAAAACACTATGCTACGTTCTTTCGACATGGGCAAAGCGGTTAGAGACTTGGCTAAAAAAGGACGATTGGAAGGAGCAGAAGCAGAATTGATTGGTGAAGGTGTTAGCGAAGCACGTGAAGCTGGTATTCAGTCTGGTGGACTACGAATTGTAATCCCTAGCAAGTATACTGAGAAACGTACTGATATTGATCAAACCACTTCGGCTATTCAGCCAGTAACTGTCGGAAGATATACTGAAGCACTTCGTGAGAATGCGGTATACGCTAACGTACCAGGTATCAATGTTTATACTGGTTTAAGCGGTGACATGAAGTTGCCAGTAACTGCAAAGCAAACGCTTGCTTGGGCAACTGCTGAGAATAGTGCTGCTGCTGATGGTGGGGCTAACTTCACTAAGGACACACTTGCACCAGTACGTTTGACAGGTTATGTAGATGTTTCTAACCGAGTTCTAGCACAAAACGGAACCGCCGCAATGAACGCAGTAATGACTGACCTAGGACGCAGCGAAGCTGAGTTGATTAACACGGCTATGTTCTCAACTGCATCAGTATCTAACGCACCAGGCGCATTGGCTGCAACATCTGGAGTATTGACATTTACTGAGGAGGCTTCACACTCTTATGGTGTATCAGTACCTAAAGATTTGTTGAGTGCAATGCGTACCGTTGCTAACGATCACGGATTGACTGGAAACCACTCTTACATTCTTTCAACTGAGTTAATTGCTGACGCATTAGCTGGTGTTAATGTAGCTGGTATCACTCCAACAATCACAGAGGGTGGTTACAACCGATACACAATCAACGGAATGAATGCTTTCTTCAGTACTGGAGCAACTAAGGTAGCTGGAACGAGCGGAGATGGTATCTTCGGAGACTTCTCAAGAGTTCATTTCGGCCGATGGGGCGGACTTAACATCTTGGTTGATCCTTACACAGTAGCTGGTAACGACCAAGTAAGATTGGTTGTAAACTCTAACGTGGACTGGTCACTAGTACAAGGTGCTGCATTTGTTAAATTCACTTCATTGACTGCATAATGAAGGTAATAGCAAAACAACCTTTGTTTCAATTTGGCGTATTGGCTTATAAAGGTCAAGAAGTGGAAATATCTAACAAGCTAGGCAAAGAACTAGTTGAGTCTGGATTTGCTACCGAGATAAAAGCCGAAAAGAAGCAAGGTAGAAAAGCGAAAACTGAGAGGTAGGTAATAAATGTGATGGGGGCGAAGCTGGAAAGCCTAGCCCCTTATTTTAAAGCGATATGAGAATAGTAAGAACACAGAAGCCAGCAGGGTTAGCGATAGGATTAGAAGCCGTTAAA